TCAAGCCCTTAAGCCCATCAGGTGGTGGCGTATATGAAAACGTACTGAGCGGCACGCCGAGGTTCGCGGCGAGAACTGTGTCAGACAACGAGCCCGACGCCACGCCGGTGACCGGGTCAACTGTGACCTCGCCCACATATAAGTATGTAGCCGACGAGGCGCTCGTGACTGAACGATACACACGTATAGCTGTGATGTTGTATCCTGCTGAAGCCAGTGGGGCAGTACCGAATGTGCCTACAGTGACCGTCGTTGTTGTCGTGGCAAGGCTAATTGACGCTGCCGGACTAGGAGCGGACTCTTCAAGGACAGCACCAAACGAGCTGATGTACGTATACACGTAAGCGCGGGTCTCGGCGGTACCTGTCGAAGCTGTAAGTGTTGGGGCAACCGTTGGCGCAGGAACACCAAGGTTGTAAGCTTTGTTTGGGAATGGCTTGGTACCAGCGCCGCTTGTGGTGGCCAAATTCCAATTTGTCTTTTTTGGTGTTACGCCATCTGTGTAATACACCCGAAATTCTGTTGAGTCCGCGACGGGGCCGGGGACAACGTCTGTATCTACAGCGAACTCAAGCCACGCTGAACCACCGGTAGCGGAGTTCTCCAAGCGGTAGATTGAACGTGCATCGCTCAACCCGGGCTGGTACTTAAATACTGGTTTACGCCATGGGCGAAGCTCGCCTGATTGGAGTTTTACGTTTCTGGCTACCTGCGCTTGGTTAGGAGCGAGCAGGGCTGAACCTGTACGGGGCGAGATACCCGAGAAGTTTTCGATCTTCAAAACTGGCATGTCGCCCCCTTACGTGTTACTCAGCAGCAGGCGCGTCAGCAGCGTCAGCCTTCTTGGCCTTAGGAGCCTTGGCGGTCTTAGGGGCTTCCAGTTCTTCAGCCAGTGCCTTACCATCATCATTCAAATTGAACACACCGTCGTCGCCCAATGAGCCGACCTTTTTACGGTCTCCCATGATGCCAACAATAATGTTGCCAGCGCACAAATCAGCACCAGACAACTCCATAAATTTCTCAAAGCTTAAAGCCATTTTTCTTCTCCAGAGGGGTTAAACACAGGCCCATTGTAAGGCCGTGTGTGGCTTACGCAAGTGCAGTGTCGTGGCCAATTAACCCTAAGGCTAACTGAGTATGTTTCACGCGATCATCTAGACCAATCGTGCCACCGTTAATCTTTTTGGTCAGCGCAACCCAATCACCGGCCTCAGCCAATGCGTTGCAGTTGTGCGTGCTCCAGAACCAGCCAGCGGTTAACAAAGCATATTTGGGTGTGCGCACCAGCTCGGGGTCGGCAACAAAGTCAACGCCCAGTGCTTTGCTTGCATGGTAGAAGTTCGCATGCCCAGTGAGCTGCAAAGCTCCGGAGCCACGGAAACGCCAGCCGTCGCCTGATGCTTCGTCTCGGTTGCCCATACGGTTCGAGTACACGCTGTTAGCGATTTTTCGCGGATTGCGCTCGTACTGTTTGGCGAACTCAAGCGTGGGGAAGCGCTTAGGCCACAGTTTCATCAAGGTCTCAGCACGGTAGTTCAGGTTCTCTTCAAAGATTTTGAAGTTGCCGCACTCATGCCCGCACTGACCAAGGAATGCCGCCTGTTGCCGGGGGGTAGAAATGTTGAACCGCTCAAAGGTCTCGTTGAGCGGGCCTGCCAGATCAGGATTGATGTGCAGGGCTTTAAGTTGTTCAGCGGTTACCACTTAGCGTCTCCCTTACTTGGTTGTAGCGGTCGATGCAGGAGTTGAGCTCGATGATGGCCCTGTCTCCTTCGGCGACGAGCCTGATAAGGTCTTCAACAGTCTGTCCGTCAAGTTCGGCTCTCTCTTTACCATCGTTGCCGGTAGCGGTGGAACATCCACTCTTGGGGGTGACGGGGATGTACAGCCTTGGGCGGCTAGCAATAATCCCAGAAAGCTTAGTTTCAAACTCTTGTTTGACTTCATTGTCTTTAGCATCTTGTGCGTCCTTTTGTTTGGTCATCTCACCATTGAGGCGAGCAATCTCCAGCGCGTCTTCAGTTTCCTTCTGAGCGTAGCCGGAGTGATGCCCGTAGAAATAGGAGGCGATTGCCAAAACGATGGCCCCCAAAATCAGTTGTGGGTTCATGCTGCCTCCTGCTTAGCGGCTGCACGCTCGTGAGCGATTTCCTCTACGGCAGGGTCAATGAAGTCAGGTGGTGTTGTGGGTGGCGGCGGAGCACGCCATGTCTCATCCAGCTCAGGGTTCTTAAAGCCACCGAAGTTGAAATCAAACATGCCCGATTGAGCCGTAGGCGCGGGGCTAGGACTTGGCGCTACGGCTTGGGGCTGTGGGGGTGGCACCTGTGCGGCAGCCAATTTCTCAGAGACAGCTTGCACGCCTTTACGACTCATGACGCCACCGATGCCGCCTACGACCAGCAGCACAATGTCATTGAGCATTTTGGCGAAGGCTTGGTCCATAGGGGCCATGGACTTCAAAGGTTGAATCACGAAGGCCAAGCTATAAAGCATGAAGGCAACGATGCCAGCCAAAATTAGCGTGACAACAATAACGACGAAACCCCAGATGCGGGTCTCAAATTCTTCAGCGGTCAGACGACGCTGCTGGTGCTGGTTGTTGGACAATTTGTTTCTCCAATATAGGGGCTACGAGGTAATCTGGGCAGTCTTGTGTGAAAAGACAGTCAGGGCGTTGGCAGCGTTTCTCAGCGAAATGCTTGGGGTCTTGGCAGTGGTACCTGTAGCGGTCTTCACAACCAGCTAGCAGGAGCAACAGCACTAGGGCGTACTTCACTTGAGCTTCTCCTTCACTTCTTCTTTCAGCCTACGCAACTCGCGGGCTTCCTTCTTAATCTCGTCCTTCATCCATAGTGTCTCAACGTATGCAATAAAAGACAAGGCGAACACGACAATGAGCACCGCCAGAACAATCAGGTGTGCCAGAAAGACGCTCGTGCTATCGCTTGGTTTCTTACCTGCCACAATATCCATCCCAAAAAGAGTAACCCCACTAAAGCTATCGCGGCGTCCATGGACTTCACGCGAACTTCCTCCATCAAGGCAGCATGCTCTCTAGCTAAGATGGCATCTTCTCGTGCCTGCTTTTCCCTTGCAACGCGTTGCTCTTCCTCTATTTGCTCTCGCATTTCCTCAAACTGTGTCCACAACGCGCCCAGCTCTGGAGGAGAGTGGTACACCATTTGTTCCCGCAACTCAACCTGCATGGCCAGCAGCTTCTGCCTAACTAGGATTCGCTTTAGCGCCATCCGTTTCAAGGAAACATCTGCTGCTTGTACTTTCTTGGCTTCCCGCTCTTGCTCCCAGAACAAAGTCTCAAGCCTATCAAACGCATCAAACATGTTACCGAGTTCATCCCCGATTTTGAAGATGACCTCATCCGGGTTAGCTTTGGCTACCTCCGCAACACGGGCCTTTTCCGCCTCAATCTTTTGAGCTTGTTCCTTAGAAACTTTCTTACCAGCAAACTGACCATTGATTTCATCATAGATTTGCTTTACGTTTCCAGCTACACCCTTTACTTCCTTGTAAAGAGCACACCCTTCCTTGACCAACTGGAACGCAGTAGTCGCAGCAAAGAGTGCAGTCCCAATAGGCACATCACAAAGGTTTGGCTAAGCCCACCTGCAATGGGTTATCCACCCCAGCAGGAATCATGGATGGGTCGAGCACATCTTCTTCCCGCTCACCAGTGCGCAGGGCGTGCAGACATGAAGCAACAGTGTCGTCTTCAAGCGCGGTAAGGAAGTGCCGCTTACCCTTGGCAATGTAGATCAAGTGAGGCGCATTGAAGGTTGTCTTGTTTCCCTCGACATCCACCTCGACACTGCCTTTAGACAGCAAGGTGATGTGGTCGAAATTATGTACGTGCCCCTCGTTGCGGTCCCCAGCTTTAACAAAGTGCATCATGCGAACCCAAAGGTTCGAGACACAGCTCATTGTTGTTTCTGGATAACTCATAACTGCGTAGTACCAATCTCAGTTGGGTCCGTAGCCAGCACGCCGAACTTGACGAGAGCTTTGGCGACCTTCTTCTCAAACTGGACTTGCTCCCACATGACGGCATTTGCCGCCGCGTCTGGGTCTGGTGTTTCTACCGGCAGCTCTTGAACAAGCACGGCGACCTGATCGAACCCGGTAGCCGCAGCTACTTCCTGCTCACGTTGCGTCGCCCATGTTGGGGCGCGGTGCATGATCTCCTCATGGAGCGCATCGCCAGTCAAGAACGCGCCATTCACCACAGGAACGTCGATAGCGTAAACGCCCATAGGCTTTTCGCCTTCTTTGTACAACACTTCAATTTGCCCGATTTCGGGCGTTGCGCGAATAATCTGATAGTCCATTATGAAATTCCTCCGTTACGTGTTCCTGTTGCAATCCATGTGATATTGCCGTTGCCTGTTATGCAGCCACCAGCAGCTCCAGAACCGCCAGTTGATGCGGCACCAGCCGCCCCATAGCTACCTCCAGCGCCGCCAGTACCGCCAATAGCAGGACTGTTATTAGCGCCAGCACCCCCAGAACCAGCGGATGTTAAAGTCCCAGAACCTCCAGTGCCGCCTGCTGGGGAGCCTGTTCCCCCGCTACCTCCGCTGCCATTGCCAATGCCTCCACCGCCTCCGCCTCCAGCAGCATAATAAGTACCTTGTTTCGCTACAAAAACACTGCTTCTACCGCCGCCGCCTCCGCCGCCTCCGCCGCCAGCAATTCGGTTAGCGTTATTTATGCTAACGGCGACAGAAACACTTAGGGCTAAACCCCCAGCAGCGCCCGCCGTTGCGTTTCCGTACTCTGGAATTTGACCTGCACCAGTACCGCCATTACCACCACGGCCTAGGATGACGCCGTTGTTAGTAAGTTGAACTCCGCCGGGGAAACTGCCATTAATCGTTAGGGCTGGTGTACCTGTACTGGTAGAGTAAATAGTCACGCCAGAGTTGATCGTTGCTACAACTTTTGACGACTGATTCCAGCCAGCGTTGACTGCCAACGTGCGCAAGTTCGCATTGGTCTGATTAGACGCAATAGTAAACGAGAACTGATTGGATTTACCGTAACCCTGACTCATCGAAATCTGGCCACTTGGGACACCGAACAAAGTTCGGGTAGTTGAGTCGTTAAGGCTCCGGGTCGCCGTTGCAGAAACCCCGAGTTCTGTGTTGATCTGGCTAAATGAGATAGCCCCGGACGATGGTAATGCCACTGCTTACCTCCTTATGGTGTGCCGTAGGCCGTTACGTTGCCAAGGACGGTCAAGTCCCCCACGTAATTAAGCGAAGCCACGTTAGTACCGTTGTAGTTGAAGTACAGCGCCCCTCCCGATGGCGTAACGCTCCATCCGCCACTGTTAGTGATTTGAGTAGAGCTTGTTGCTGTAGTTGCGTTTCCAGTTACAGCGCCGGTCAAGTTGCCTGTGACGTTACCTGTCAGATTACCAGTGACGTTACCAGTCAGATTACCAGTGACGTTACCTGTAACAGCAGAAATAATTCCGGACGAAAAGGTTTTGACCCCAGTGATTGTTTGAGCCCCATCGAGCTGCACATTGTTGCTCAAACCTGCGGCAGTGACGCGGAGTTCAAGCAAATCACCAGCAGCGTAAGAACGAGGAGTTGTGCCCTCTTGTCCGCGAACAACAGTTAAGTTGTCTGCCGCACGCGCAGTAACCTTAACAATCTCTAAGTTGTTACTTGAGTCAGTCAAAGTGCCGTAGCAATACGAGCCGGAAGGCAGGGCAGGGAACAGAGCACCGAGGCCAGTAGATACCGTAATGACTGTCGCTGTCGACGTAATTGACGATGCTAGCGTGGCCGAGGCGTTGTTGGAAAAAAGAACTGGCATGTGTTTTCCTTAGTCGACTAATTTTGCCACAGTAGCTTCAAGTCGTGCGATACGTTCGGCTTGTTCAACAACGCGCTTGGCTAGCTGCACTGCGGATACAAGGGCTGCGCCG